GCTATAGCAATAGCCTGTTTCTGGGGATACCCTTCACGCCTGAGCGTTGAGATATTCCCAGAAATAGCCTTCTTGGAAGAGCCTTCCCTTAACGGCATTTATTTCTTCTTAGCTTTTTTCTTTGCCGGTTTCTTGGCGGGAGCCAACGCTTTCATTGCTGCGGTTGCCTCCTTTTTAGTCATCAGGTTGGCATCGACAATGACATCTTCGCCATCTACTGTCTTTGCTACCTGAAAGATAGGTTCGCCACTCGGCACCCTTTCGCCATTTTGGACTACTTTATACTTAGCCATATATTTTCCTAACTTGGATTGGTGTAATGCTTTATCACTTTCATCACGATAGTATAACTATCGCCACTGCTATGACCAACTGTTGTGAATTGAATATCACCAGTTGTACCACTTCCTGCATTATCAGGAACACCACTAAACTCAGAGAAATCAAGCTCATCAGTCCAATCAGCAGGTAGCTGAATGACAAGAACATCGGTACTGGCATCAAAATATATTTTGACACCCATACCAATATTACTGAACCAGATTTTCTCGATGCTTACCGAGTCGCAAGCCATCTTGGTTACTGGATTAGTGGTTAGTGCAGAGACATCAATCTTGGTAACAGCACTTTCTCCAGTGCCATCACTTATATTGGTGAATCTGAATATAGCTGTTTGACCGCCATCTTGAATGGTTTGGGTTGCTACTGCATCAGCCATAACCTACCCCTTATTCAAATGGAGTGGCTAA